ATAGCTTTGTTTAACATAATCTATAATAAGATTTAAGTCTTTTCTATGTGCGAATGTACATAATAAGTTAGTTCTTGCCAAAATTTTCCTTCTCGTTTTATTCTTATTATAAATATCAACTTTTACGCTGAAACCGTAACTATTCTATAGTTCCTTTTGGTGAACTTCCTGGAACACTTGCTCCGAAATATGTTTCAAAATATTCATAGAATGTTGGTGCTTTTCCTTTTTGTCCATAATCAGATGTCCATTGTCCATTTGTAAACCTTAAAAATATTGGTATTGTAATTAACTTTTCACCATCTCCATATAATACAAGATCTCGTTGATAATCACCTAACGCTTCACCAGTCCTTTTTGTTTTCATTTTACCTAGCTTTGCTTCAAAATTACCCTTTTCTATTGCATTTTTTATTATGTCTCTTGATGGTAATGCATGTATTTTCTCACCTCCTTTTGCAACATATAAATAAGTTTTCTTATCAGATTCTTCATCTGCTCTTAAAAGATATGTTATGATATCTGTTAAGTCTTCTACTCGTCCTTTAGATTCTAAATCTGTAAAAAGTACTTCTAGGGGTGGATGAAGATTAGATGCTCTATTCGCAATAATTTTCTTTTTAATATCATTTGGCATTTCTGAATATATTTTTCTATACATATATGGTATAGTTCCTGAACCTCTTCCTAAATCATTCCATTCTGGTTCCCAGGATATATCTGATGATTGGTTATCCCATTTTGGATCAGATAGTATATCTTGTACTTCTTTTGGCATATCGCCATTTTTTAATCTATCTTTTATCCAACCATTTATTTGTCCTACATAGTATTGTAATCCTGCATCAATAGCTTTTTTAGCTCCAGCTTGAGTCTTATACATATAATTTAATACACCATCATAATTTGAATCAGCTATTTCTGTATCAAATCCATATAACATTTTCAATATTTTTCCTACTGATAAACTTCCGAATTGTCCTGCACCATATTTTAATGATATCCAAACATCTTCTTTTTCACCATTTACTAATATTTGTACGACATCATCTGACACACCTAAATCAATTCCTGATGCAACTCTATAAGATTTTACATATGATGTTGGTTGATATAATTGATCTATTTTATTTTTAGTCATATGTGCTGCATCAAATGCATCTTCCCATTGTGCATAAAATGTTTTTGTGAACTTACCATCTTTAAGATAAACTGTATCTCCTTTTTTCTGGCCTTGTTTCTTTGCTACATCATCTGATGTATGTTTTGCGCCCACTAAATGATTAATTGCATTATCTGTGGTTACATCTGCATCTTTTAAGGTTCCGGCTGCTCCTTGTCCTATAAGTTCAAAATCTTCTATAGTTTCTATTTCTGGAGTAGATATTTGTACATTTTGTGTATAATCTTCTCCTGGTGTTATTTTAACTGGAGGTGCAAGCTCTATAATATATGCCAATGCTAAAGCATAAAATGTTTCATGTAAATTTGTAGTTGCAACTGATGGAGTAGTTTCTACTTCTTCTGGTTCATGTGGTATATAATCAACTGGAGCTTCATTACGTAAGCTTCGTATAATAGGTTTAGGGTCTATATTATTTTCTGTTAGAATTCTAGATAAAACCTGTAGTTCCATTTTATTATACGGCTGTATCGCATAACCATTAGGTAGTCTATAGAACCACTCTCTTAATATATCTGTTACGTTTCTTTGCATTTATTATAAATATGTACTAACCGACTTTACTAGTCATATTTTGCATATCTTGCATAGTCTTTCCAGCTTTGATCTTAACTGGAAATTTATCATTTGTCATAGTATTTTTAATATCTAATATTAATTGTTTACCATCTTTAAGATTAAAATCAAATAATAAAGAATCATATGTATATAAAATTAATTTAGTATCATATGGTCCTAATAATGCATTAACTTCATTTATCATGGCCATATTATATTCAGTTTCCATACTCTGTAAATAATAATTAAATAATTTACTTGGATTCATATCAGACATTGCATTTCTAAATAACTTTCTTTTTAAAACAGCTGTTTCTATATATCCTTTAGATTGGAATTCTTTCCATAATTTATATGTAAAATCTCTTACCTTACCAAAGAATGGAATCTTTGCAAAATCTTTATCAACTCCACCATATAATAATCTAAACGAAATAGTTTTACTTTGTTCATATTCTTCTTTAGATAATTTATCCTTTCCGAAATATTGTTTACCTAGATATGTATGTACGGATGTTTCTGGCAACTCATAATCAATAATATCTCCTATTAATCTTAAGTGATAAGAATCATAATCTAACTCTAATAACATACCATATTCATGTCTTGATATAAATGATTCTCTAGAGCCGTCTTCTTTATTAATTGCCGCATAATTAACTCCTCCATGTTTATTAGAAGGTCGTCCTGTAGTTGTATAAATATTATATTCTGTATATGCTGTTGCTCCTACTAGATTATTTGTTTGGAATTTTTCAACAAATTTTTCATAATCTACTTTTAATCCATTTCTTTCTATACCATATAAATTATCAATAAACAATTCATTATAATATTCAAATGATTCAGATTTCTTAAAGGTTGCAAATGATTCCATAAATTTATCTTTCATTCCATTACATCTTTCATAATGTTTAACTATTGGAATATAATCATTTACATTAGTTTCATTATAATACCATTTATTGTACCAATCATGTGCATTTGTATCTGTATCTTCTAATTGTAACATTTTATTACTCTGAAAATATTCAACTAAATCTGCGTCAAATGTCTTATGATGGTAGAAATTTACAAAGCGTTTCTTACCCAAAACATAGATATCCGCCTTACTTGTAAACCTGTTTAGATGTTCGGATTCTAGGCATATGCAATCCTTATGACGGAAGGGTACTATGTATTCTTTTTTAGTATCAATTACATAAATATAAATAAAACTTATTTTATTATTTACGTAATGTCGATAAAAATCAGAAAATACTGGTATCCAAAAACTATCAGAAGTTTGTAATATTTGTTGTAATTCTTGTAACCTTGGTTTATCTTCTACTATTTTCATTTATATAATTATAATGAATTTTTTGCAAAGAACCAAATTAATACCTAGGAGACTTCCGATTAATCTGTATTTGCGTTTTTTGACCTAGCTAATTGCATTACATATTGTCCTTTTGTCAATAATATATCTTGTACTACTTCTTTACTATGACGTTTTCCTCGCATTACTCCTAATGTAGGATGAATATGATAATAACCTTTATAAGGAGTTCCATTTGATAATACAAATTCTGTACCATCTGTTAGTAAATTATTTCTTTGTACTCCTGCATTATTCTGGGATTTAATTTCGGGATATTCTGAATGTTTTACAAGGTCTCTTAATGCATCTGATAGTCCTGCCATTTCATAATTTTTTTGAAATACAGTTCTTCTATTAGAATCTTCTACTCCAGTTTCTTTTACTTTTGTTTTTGTTCCATCAGTATATTTATCTTTAAGTGGTCCTTTTATCTTCCACCTCAATGATAATTTATCATATAAATATCCATTAATATTTCTACCATCTTTTGCTTTAACTTCCTTAAATTGTTTTTGGTCTATCTCAATTACTGGTTTAGTTATATCATTTTTTTGTTTGATAAAATATCTTATCATATATCCATTCTTATAATCATTTGGTCCTGGTCCTGGAAGTTTTGTTATAGGCGATTGAAATTCATATAAATTAATATTCGTTAACTGGTCGTATATTAATATATCTCTGTTATCAGCTATATAAAAATCTTTAAAAGGTTTTAAAACTTTAGAGGCATCATTTGGAGAAGCTCCTGTCATTACTAATTCATGGTCACCAAAATAATGGTACGGACCTATATAGTTTTTTAGGTCAAAGGTCATCCATGTATTACCTTTAGTGTAATGTCCGAAATGTCGTTGTCCTTTTGGGTAATATCTAGATGGCATATTATGGCTCCATTCTACAAATTGTTGTTATATCTGTAATCCAATCATTTGGTGATATTGTATGCTTGGTTTTTGTTACAGTAAATACTATTTTCATTCCAGAACCATTATCGTAATACCTACTAGGAGCGAGATTTGTTTCACATGCATTACCAAATTGAATACCGGCTAGACCTTCAATAGTTGCAGATAATTCTAATGGGTACATATCCTTTCTAAAGCTTGCTTTGTCTCTTGCGGTAACAACTCCTTCAATATATGCTTTTAAATTTGTTTTAGCTGAAGTAATTGATTCATCGATATATCCTGTATCATGTATTACTTCTCGTGATTCGATTAAACCATTTAATATCTTCCCTATATTGTCAAGTTTTGTAATTTTTTTACCTTTAATAACTTCAACTGCAGTATGTTTCTTTCCTGAAGTAGCTCCTGTACCTCCCACGAAAGCGGCTGCAGCCATATCTTTTGGAACTTTACCATCTAATGATACGTTTCTAGTAGAATAATAATCAGTTGCAGTGTTTGCATTTAATTGTATTTTCTTCACGCCAGTTCCAGGAACCCAATTTCTATCTACTATAAACATCTTACCTTCTGGGTCACCAGACCATCCATAATGTTCACATTGTTCTGGTGTCATTTCTGAAACTGTTAAATCATATGCTCCTCCGGTACAATTATAAATTTCTTGGAAAATTCCATTTAAGAATTTTGATAATGGAACTTTACTTCCTGCATCACCCATTCCACCAGCACCTGCTATTCCACGTATACAATCACGTGATATTAATATATTTGCTAACTCTGCTTTGTTACCTGCCATTACAGGAGGACAGTCAAAATTTTGACCCCAGATTTTGGAAGCTCCGAAAAATCTTCCGAGCAAACCTCCAGCTGTTCCTCCATATTGTTGTTGTTGATTACTTCCCAGGATTAAAACATTCATTGGATTTGCAGAAAATATTTTATCATAAAATCTTCCAATGGTAACTTTATTATCACAAACATATTGTACTCCAGTTGTATCAACTTTAGAACCTTCTATATTACCATTTAATAAATCTTGATTGATTAATTTATTAACTATATATCCTAAAGATGCAAATATAACGTTACCACCAACCATATTATCATTTTTTGGTTCTGGTGCTGCGTTAGGACAATCAGTTCCTGCTATACTAGCTGTTCTATCCCAGCCTGGAAATGTATATGATTCATCTTCATCTAAATCAACATGATCATCCATTTTATTTTGAACGTCATAATCAAATACATCACATATATTTACGACTGTTGATTTTTCATTTAATCCTTTATAATCAGAAACAAACATTCTACCATCATCTGTTAATTTTGCCATGACATTCATTTCTGTAACTAAACTTCCTTTTCCAACAGCTTTAATTGTACAATCATATCCTAAATATTCATTTAATTTAAAAGAATAATCATATACTACTCCTTTAAATTCTGTATTATTAGCTGGGCCAGAAACATTAACTCTACCATAAGAAATATTAACTTCTGTTCCTGGTATCATTAATTGTTCTTCTATTTCTTCAAAAGAAACTTTATCAAAACATTTAATAGTTAATTCAGCTTTTTTTAATGAACCATAATCACCTGACATTTCTACTTCGAATTTTGTTATTGCAGGAAGTGGTTTTCCAGATTCTGATCCATACCTTTCAGAAAAGTTTGTACCAATTTCAGCTGAAGATTCCATTTTTGTACCAACTGGCGTTTCTACTGTTTCCATTGCAACATTATGTTTGGCTTCTCCAAATAAAACATTTGATGTACCTTGACCTCCTATAAAATCTGTAACACCACGGGTTACTGTTCCAGCCCCCTCTTTAACTGCTTGCCATGTATCTAAATCTTTTGATTTTTGGTATACTGTAGAGGTTCGTTGTGCTGATATGTTTATATAACAACCTAATGATTTTCTACTTTCAACATAGTCTTTATTTCGTCTTTCCTGTAGTTCATCTAAGACAAAATCTTGAGCTGCTGAATAAAATACTCCTGCCATAATATTACCTCGATTGTTCGTTTCGCATAAGTAATTGATGTAATTCTAGTTTTGCTGGAATACGCAATCTTATTCCTGCAGGTACATGAAATGTACCTTTACCTAAATGATTTGCTTGTGCTAATACCCACCATTGTGATGCATCTTCATAATATTCATAAGCTATATTATCTAATCTATCTCCTGCACGAGTAACGATGTAATAGTCTTGCGTAGTTTTAGGAATTTCCGGTGGTAAAGATGAATTTCTTCTTTTTCTTTTCTTTTTTCTATCTATCCTATCGTTTATTATATATTTATATCTGTTCATATTATTCTCCTATTAGTCAAATGGATTAGATAAATTACTTTCTTTACCGCTTTCTTTTGAGAAAGCTTTTTCTGCTACTCCTGATATTTTACTGGATGCTGCATTATCTCCTGATTGGTCACCTGGTAAAATGAAATCTAATACATTATCTCCAGCACTTACTACTCCGTCTCCAACATCACCAAGTATATCTTTTGCCATATTATATGGTTTATCTGCTATATGATTTACACCTGGTGGTAATCCTTCTATTAAATCATCTATAGCATCAAAATTACTAGCTTTTTGTTCAACATTAGCATCTGCATTTGCTTGTACATCATCTCCTTTAAAGGTTGATCCTCCAAAAAATATACCACCTCTTTGTGGTATAGAACTACCGACATATTGCAGCTCTAGACTTACTGTTGCATATTTTGGCATTCTCTGGCCGGCTGTTATTTCCCATGGAGTTTCAGAATCCATATCTACACTAAATGTTGATATATAACACGGAATATTATCATAGATATCTCCTAATGTTAAGTTTACAAATGTACCTGTATATCCATTAGAATGATATTTTGGTGCTGTCCAACCCGCAACTGTATTTATTTTATCCCACATTGGACTAAGCTCTCTTTTCGAACCTGCTGCTAATGTTAAATCTAATGAAATTGTTCTTCCCCAACCAGTTAATATTAATTTTGGATCAGCTCGTCCAATTTCTTTTTCTTGATTCCATTCTGGAGAAAAGCTATCACTTATCGAATTTATACCTGCTCTAAAGTAACATGTTTGAGATCCATGCATAGAAATATAAAATGGCACCAAATCACTTATTATTGGTTTACCTCCGACTGGTAATCTATTCAGTGTATCATGTTGGTTTGCCCCACCATATCCTAACATATCACGATTTCTTAACTTGATTTCACCTTTGACAACTGTAGAAACTGCTCTTCTAAATTCTTGTATTTTTTTAGTACCTGCTACTGTACCAGTTTGTTTTGCTGCATCTCTTATTTCAGAATAGTTCATGTAATTATATACTAAAGGTGTTCCAGCTGAAGATTTAGGCTTACCACCAATAGTTTTTGTTCCAGATGTTTCGTCTGGCCTTGCATCTGGATTCTGCATTGGATCTAGTTTAGATACAATTTCTGCATCAATTGCTTCTAATTGTTTAGATTCTTGGTCTGATATTGCAACTTGTCCTGCATCTGGTGAAGGGCCTTTTTTTGGACTAGCTGATGTATATTTAGAACTATATGATTTATCATTATATGTTGGAACCAATGAAGGATCATCTCCTCCATATATCCAAACAAATGGTGTACCAGTTGATGGATCTCCTCCTTTATACTCTTCTAATAATAAACGTAAACTTTTATAATCATGTGATGGACCTTCATCTATTTGTTCTTTAGTATTTCCTGTAAAGAATTTTAGATCTGGTGTAAAGTAATTAAAAATTGCTTCTCCGACTTGGACTTCATTTAATCCGGTAACTGGTCTTGCTGCAATTAATTTTGCTTCTTTATGCATATTAACTGGAAATCCTGGTTCAAATACTCTTTCTGCAGATTTTCTAATTTGAGGAGTATTTGTATTTGATGCATCTCCATTAGGATCTATTAATCCATACAGAGATATTCTATCATCAACATCCCAATCTTCTCCTATAACTGGTGTACTTCTTAAGAAATGTTCTAAATATCCTCCTTTTATATGCTCTATTAAAGCTGAACTTTGTATTGGATATGTTGAACTATGTCCATGTACAAATGTATGTATATGTTCAGTTAATTTTTTACTATCGATTAATGTACGTACTAATTCATTTTCTTGTTCTATAGATGTATATATATTATGTTTTGAACCTCCTATAGGCTTTCCTCTTGGACCGCTATTTGCATTTATTAGATTATAATACCCTTCTGGATATCCATCTTCTCTATTTTGATATAGATGATATTTATGAGAATGTTCTAATAAATCTTTATCTTCAGTATTTTTTGCTCTTTGATGAGTTTCTTCTGATGCATCATCTGATGTACCTACATATCTTCCGCCTCCTGGAGAATGTGGTTCTACTTGTTGTCCTCCTCCAGCAGTCTTTTTAGATACATTTTGTGCCGGAGAATTACTTTCTAAATATCTTGTTCCAATAGCAAATGTATTATCATCTGATTCTGGAGTTCCTTCATGTATAGTCTTTCCATCATCTCCTAATAAACCTGTTGTAATATCTACTTTTGGTCGTTTTAATGTTTCTGCCTCTAGAACTTTTTCTGGGGTTGTTTCTGTACTTATAAATCTACCTCCACGTGGTCCATCAGATTGAATATACCCTGATTCATAAAATTCGTTATCATTATTAGGACTAAATATATTTAATACATTCTTGACTCCAGTACCACCGGTGGTAGCATCTTTACTTGGTAAAAATGCTCCTTTATCTTTTTTATATTCTCCTGTACTTCCTGGGTTATTAAATGTCTTTTCTATAGAATTACCAGGTCTACCTGTATTTTCTAATGTTCTAGGTGATCCTGGAACATCTTCAGATTCGTATGGCGTAGTTGATGCATAATGTATTCCCCAATATGCATTACCTAAATTATCTTTTAATCCTGTTCCTGTTACAACAGTTCTTCTAATAGTTGTATAACCAATACCATATACTGATTTAGGTCCACCTGGTCCAGATAACTCTGAAATCTCTGATCCATCAAAGTTTGAAAATGCATTTTGTAATGGTTCTACAAAGTTTGATATTCCTTGAGCAATTGTTCCTAATAAATCAGTTGGTGGAGCTTGATCTAAAGATGCAGGTGCACCATCTCCAAACATTTCTATCTTTAATCTAGCTAATCTATTTTTTGTAACGGCTTCTGCATCTGAGTTTAATAATTCTTTTTGTACATCTTCATACTTACCTTGAATAACTTTAGATCCATGTCTTGAATTATGAATACCTTCTGGTGCTGTTAATAAATTACTTGCAAGTCTTATTGGATTATATGCTCTAGTTGGTCGAATCTTTATATTTGATTCTACATATGGATTAGATGCTTGTAATCCAACTTGTTTAATATTCCATAAAATACCTTTTGGAGATATCATAAATTTAGCAAATCTTAATGTGTCTTCTGCTAACCTAGCTGCAAATGCTACAAGTCCTCCTCTGACCATCATATTATCTGGAGATGTTCTTCCACCAGGTCCATAAAATTGTACATCACCACCTCTACGTTGTATTCCTCTTATTATAAATGGTTGGTCTGTTGCAACACCTAATGATAACCTATTTACATTTGGTGCATCATATATATGGAATTTATCATACTGCTCCATAATTTCATTTTCATGAAATGATGATATTTTATTCTGGATCTTTTCTTGTGGATATTTTCCAGGAGCTTGATTTGTTAATCCTTGCCAAGCTAAGTTTGATGTCATACTAATTAAACCCATTATCCTTCCTCTCCTGCATTACCTGCTGAAATTGCATATGATGTATTTACTTTTGTCTGACTTGCAATTTCTTCGATTACTTTATTACCAATAACAATCTGTACTGGTTTATTACTTGGTGCAGCTCCTTTCTGATTTGATGCGATTGCAGTAACTACTTCATCTAGTTTTGAAAGCATTGCATCTAATTTTTCAGCTGCGGTTGCATCATGTACAGGCTTACCAGCTTCTTCTCCTTCTTCATCTTCTCCACCTAATATACTTCCAAGGCCACCTGATAATCCTCCCATCATACCTAAGAATGGATTACTACCTATCATATTTGCAACTACTAGTTTTTTAAATGCTTTTGAACTAAAATCTACTATTTTAGATTCTGGTGGGTCTGGCATGTTCCCCATACCACCACCAGGACCTATTGCACCATCATCCATTTTAAGTGCTCCAGCTGGTTTAAATACTGCGTCATTTGCCTTACGACCTTTTGATATTACATCATTTCCATAATTTAAGTTTGTTCCTGCTACGATTGTATCTTTATTATTAAATGATATAGCTCCTTCTGGTCCGTATAATACTCTATCACCATAACCACTACCACCAGATTTTCCTGATACTATACCATCACTCATGAATGACATACCAAGTCCAATTACTGCAGCTGCAGCCGCGGCACCTAATATCCAACCTATCCCTGGTATAGCAGCAGCACTCTTATAAGCGGCCATGGCTGCTCCACCAATTGTTTTTAATAATCCTTTACTTTGAATTGCTGCAACAGATGTTTCAGAAGCTATTTGCTGTTGTGTCCACATAGCTGTAACAGCTTTAACTGCAGCCTTTCCTTTTTCAATTATCCAACCTTGGCCAGTTACAAGATTAATCATACCTTCCCAAGCCCATGCAGCTGCTCTTTGAACGTTACTTGCAATCCTTGTTAACAAGTTAGATTTCTCTGTAACTCCAGTGGCTTGAGCGGTTCCTAAACCTGTCAATCCTAATGCATTACCTAACTTGATTGCAGTATTCTTTAATCCTTCCCATAATACTTTTGCTTTTGCGACTATTAGATCTTTTGCATGAACTGCAGAAAGTTTAAGTTGGTACATTAAACCAGTTTTACCTAATGCCACTTCTCTTGTTTTTGCACCTAACATGGCATTTTGTGATAATGCTTTTGAGGCCGCGGCTGTATTACTTGCTTTATCAGTTATTAATCCTAATTTTTTTGCTCCTCCGATCAATGTTGCTTGAGTGGCCTCTTTAGTAGCAAACATAGCTTTTATTTTTGCAATCCCTAGTGCAGCTTTATCACCTGCCCATATTAATGCTTTAATTCCATATATAACTCCAAGTGTTGCTGCAATTGCTTTTAATACTGGAGATATTTTTTCGAAAACTATTGCAATAGCTTTTACTATCCAGATTACTGGCGTCAGTGCTAACATAAATCCTTTAAATATTCCGCCAATGACTTCTAATATTGGAGATAATACATTTGTAAATATACCTGTTATTGCTTGAATTACAGGATATAATGCTTTCATTAATGTATTTTTTATCTTATTAAATGTTGCTGACATTTCTTTTGCTGCTAATGCTTGTTCTTGTTGCGCAACTAATTGTTCTCCTGTTAATTCTTGTCCTTCTAATGCTTTAGTCGCTTCATCATATCTTTTCTTTTGTTCTTCAGTAAGGTTATTCATTTGTTCTTGTTTCTTTAATGCAGATTGTAACTGGCCAACTTCCATTCCTGCTGCTTGAGCTAATTTCTTTCTTTGAAGAACATCCATTTTATTAAATTCATGAATTGAACCTACTTGATTAAGAACTTCTTTTGTAGCTCCTTCTATATCACCTTGTAAAGCTAATTGTCTTGCAAGGTCCATGTTTATTGTTTTTCCTAACATTACAGATGCTTCAAATTCAGCTTCAATTGATGATTCTATATCTAATAAACCATCTGCAACATCAACCATATCACCTAATTCCATTCCTAACCTTGCTGCTTCTACTGCTGCTTTTGCTAAAGCATTTACATTTCCGCCCATATATTTGGCGGCCTTTTTAGAACTTTTTGCGATATCAGCCATTACCTTACCTGGAGCTACTCCAGCTGCTTCTGCAAGATTTGCTGTTAAAGCTTGTGTATTAAATGCTTCTTCAGATGTTTGTCCCATTGCTTCAAATTGAGCTTGGACTGCGGCTGCATCACCTACTGCAATACCAAATGCTGCAGACATGTTAGCTATATTAAGTGCTGTTTCTTCTGAGAAGTTAGCTGTACTACCAAATTCGGTTGTTAATGCAGACATTGCTCCAACAATTTCTTCTGTATTTGCTAATGAATTACTACTAGAAGCTTGCATCCCTCTAGCTGATTGCATCATTTTTTCTGATTCTCTTGCAGATAATCCTGTATTCTTTGATAACTCTTCTGTTTCTTTGGACATTTGCGAGAATAACATAACTGCACCTACAAGTGCACCTACAACTAATAAAGGTAATAATGCTGATTTTAATGACATTCCAAATATTTTAGTTTGTGCTGTTAATGATCTAAAACTACCTATTCCTTGTTCAACTCCTCCTGCTAATCCTTTCTGAATTGATATTTGGATTATCTCTTTCATTTTATCATTGAATACATCTAATCCAAGTGCTCCAGATAAATATGATCCACCTGGAAATGAATCTATAGTAGATTTTAAACTTTCAAATGGACCTATTATAGCATCAGTCATTGCATCTCGTTGAGCAATTTGCATGTCTGTTACCATCTTTTGTTCTTCTAGTACATCAACACCCTTTCTTAAAGCATCTATATTTGCTTGGGCTAATGCAAGTCCTTGTCCAGATAGATTATTCTTTTCATTAGCAAATGCCAATTCAGCTTCTAATAATGCTTCTTGTGCAGTAACAGTACTCAATGATTCCATCAATCTTGAACCTCTTCCTGCTTCATTTATCATTGATTGCTGAGTCTCAGATGACATTTCTCCCATTACATTATTAATTTGATTGGCAATACTTAATTCACTTTGGTATTTTGCTACGGCCTGTTTGTGTGCATCATTACGTTGAGCTCCATATAATGCTTCAGCTTCTTTAAGACTATTTAATTTATCTTGTGCTTGTGATGCTGCTGTAACATTATTTTTTGCAAGATCTTGAAATCCGGCTATGGCTTGAATTTGTCCTGCTGCAAATTTATTACCTTTAGCAAAGTTTGCTAATGGTTTATCATAACTCTTAAATACTTTTGCAAGCTCTTTTCCTTTATTAACTACAGCACCGGTTTCTACTCCGACCTTTTTCATACCTCGTTCGGTAATACCTACTTGATTATTTATCTTATCACCAAGTTTGATTTTTTGTCGTTGTAACGCAATTATCTTTTGTTCATTAGGAGCTGATTTGGCTAGTTCTCTGTTGAGTTGCTCAACAAGATCTAATTCTTGCTGTATCAATGCATTTAACTGTGATTGTTTTTTTGCTTTATCGTCTGCCATAATTAATTACCAATTATACGCCTTTGTATCCTAATTTTTTAAGAAAGTCTCTAGTATTTTTTTCTACTGAACCCATATCTTCTTTAGAAGTAGCACTAATTATTTCATTACCTACTTCTAATTCGCGTTCAAAATCTTCAAGTGATTGATCTAAACGCTTTAATGCATCACGCATTGCTGGGTCTTTTTGAAGTTTCTTTAATTGTCGTTTTAAACGACCTCCAAGAATCTTCTTCCATATAGGCGAAAATAATCCTTCATCAAGTTTATTGATTTGATCTAATTGAGTTTTTTCTAATTTATTTGATTTTGCCATAGTCCTCGTCCATTTATATTATTTATTATAAATATGGGACTATGTAATTTATACGAAGAGAATCTTACCGTCTTCTTCTAGATTGAGCCTTGGCACTTTTGTGAGCTTTTTCATCTGCTTTCTTACGTTCTTTATGAACTCGTTCAATTGCTTTGATATAAAATACACGTAACCAGATAGGCATTGCATATACGTCAGACCAATTGAACCCACCTTTCCCCCAGTAGATAAGATCAAATATCTGTTGGTGCAGAATGGGCCTATAGCTAGGCCCCAGGCCAAAAAAAGTTGGTGTCAATGGGCAAGTCCATAAAAAACTCTTCTCCCGTAGATGGATCATCAAAACACAAATTTAAATCTACATCTGGTTGTAATTCTCTCATGTACGTACGTAACGCTCTTGAATCTAATGCTAATAATTCATTTTGAACGAATTTACGTATTGTCATTTTATCTTCATCTCCATCGATGGATACAATTGAATATGTTAATCTAGTTGATAATGTTGAATCAACACCTCTTGAAAATTTCTTAGCTGCTTTAATTTCAGCTTCAATACTAGGCTCATCACCATGAGTTAAAAATTTGAATTCTACTGTTCTTTTAGCTGCTGGTAATTTAAATGAAAATCTATTTAATCCTTTTGTAAAGATAGAATAATCAATTTCCTTTTCTTTAAGTTCAGCTAAATCGATAACTTCCTTTATTTTTTCGCCTGAAGGTGTATTAATTTCGCATTGATAATCTTTACCATATCCTAATACTCTTGCTGCAATCATAATAGCATTTTTATCACCTAATAGTAATTCATTATACTTAACTTTCTTTCCTTCGCCATTACTTATTATCAATGATTGGAATAATTTATCTAAAACAACTCCTTGTTTAATATAAGACTGTGTAGTTAGAATATCTTCTTCTTTAGCGGTCATATACTTCATTTCTACTTTACCTGATTGTAAAGAACTTCCATCTGGATATAATAATCCTCTTGATGGTAAATCAACTACTTCAGTTGGAAACTGATGTTTCTTTGCTGTTTCGCCTGTATATGCGTCAATTGCTCTTGCTTTTAATTCTTCTGTTGTTGGTGCTTTTGCAATAGTTTGTTTTCCTGGATATTCTTCATTTACGTTTTTTGCCATAACTTAACCTCTTCCTTTTGTTTAAGAGAATATAATTCTCAATTAATAACATTTAATATAAATATGCATGAGCCCAAAAAAAATCCCACCGTAAGGTAGGATTCTTTAATGATCTTAAATCTTAATTAGAATTGAAGGATTGCATAATCATATTTAATTGTTAATTCAATATTAACTGCATCTTCCGTTGCCCAATCCATATCTCCAAAAGTGGCAGATGAAATAAATGCGCCTTTAATAGTCCATTCTTCAACTTTATCACCTACAGGACCTAAAGTATTAAATACTATATCTTTCTTATAGAAATCAGAATAACCATCTCTTCCTGTTACTGATTCGTGATGTAAACGTATCCATTCCATACAAGCTTGAGCTCCTGATGGAACTACTGGATCATATAATGTTACTGTTATATCTTGCCATCTAGATTTTCCTTTTAACTTTCTTTCCACATTAATATGGTCTAGAATAAGCTCACCTTGATCAATTGATGGTCTTGATGCTGCTTTAACTATATAAGCTGGAATACCTTCTATGTACATTATAAACCTATTTGCTACTTTCGGCTCATATGCGGTATACATTATTTCATTTGGACTTAGTAAATCTGCCATTTTATTTTCTCCTTGTTATTTAATATAAATATACTATTATTAACTTTTAACTACCTTCTATTCCGGAAATGCTGCACCAGTTGGAAGAATATTAAAGTCAATTATAATAAATTCTGCTGTTCTGGTTGGTTGTAAGAATAACTGACCTACCATTTGGTTTCTATCTATTACATCCGGTGTATTATTTGTTTCATCCATTACTACTTTAAATGCATACAAACCTTGTCTTTGTTGTACACTTTCTAAATATGGATTAACAATACTTAAGAATCTATTTCTAGTTTCTGATGTATTTTGTTCAAACACTAAATATCTAGTTGCTGATGCAATAAATTTCTTAGCTGCAATCATCAATCTTCTAACATTTACTCTATCTAATGCAGATGCTTTTTTCTGTAATGTTTTTTGTCCAAATGCTACTACTCCACTATTAGGAAAAGTTGCTAATGGATTAACATTTGCATCATATAAAGAATCTCTATTACCATGAGTTAATTTTCTTTCTGGTTGTATTGCTCTATCAATTCCACCTCTATTTAAACCAGCTGGTGCAAACCATTCAGCTGCAACCTTATCATTAAATGCATATACACCACCCATTGCAATTGAAGCTGGTACCCAAACATTTTTAGAAGCATAATTATCAGACATTTGAACCCATGGCCAATACATTGCAGCATAATTAGTATCTCTTGCAGAAGCTTCTGTAGTTGCATCTGTAATTGTTGAACCAAATCCTACTGGATCAATTATTGTAAAACAATCTCCTCTATTTTCACACATCTCAATTGCTGATGCTGCTACAATTGAATGACCTGTAAATGCTGAAATCACACCTGGTAACATTAATAAATTAATATCATATTCGTCTTGGTTTGCTAACAAGTTAATTGCATCTTCATATGCTGTTTTACCTTCACCTGCTGTTGTCAAGTCATATCCTTGCATATTTGTTGATTCAATCTGTTCATAAAATTTCTTTGGATGTTGTACAGTTCCATCACTACCTCCACTAAATGTTCCTGAAACTGCTAATGGTAATGAACCAGATAAGCCTGCTGCTACTGTTCCTGTACCATCATCTCTAATAGCACCATTCTCATCTAAATAATTTAAAGTAGTTCTATTAACAATTACTCTAACTTCTTTAGATTTGTTCATATAAGAACCTGATGCTTGGATATAAGGACTAGTAGTACCAGAACCTCTTAAATTAAGTTTTGCATCTCCAATTCTTTTAGATATGAAGTTTGTTGAATTTGGATCTAATGATAAGTTGTTCCAAGTCTCAACAATATTTTTTCTTTTAATTGTATCATCACCTTTTCTTAAATATAATGAGAAAGTACCTTTTGAAGTATTAACACTTGCAATTTCCCATCTTAAGTTATCTTTCGAACCAGATAATAATCTACAATTTGTACTTATTGAAGTAGCAGCAGTCGATCCTGAACCTGCTGTTGATGCGGCAGGTAATCCACTATTTAATAGTGCTCCATCAGATAAAGTATACATTGTAAAACAAGCATTACCTAAATCTGCTGCTCCTACTTTAGTATCAGCTCCGCTAAATGAACCAGCTAAAACTCTAACAACCGTTAAGGTGTCATGATGTCTTAAATATTCTTCTGCTGCTAATGACGTTAAGTATGAATAGTAATCTAAGTTCTCTGCGGAACCACTTTCGAACACATCTCCGAATAATTGTCTATATTCAGCAAATGATGTTACCATAGTAGGAACCAGACCAGGTCCTTTAACCGTTGGTCCAATTATTGCTGCCCCTATATTTTGTACTCCTGCAGGAAGAAATGATAAGTCTCTTTCTCTAGTAAATACACCGGGTGATACGATTTTTTCAGCCATTTATAAATCTCCTTAATTATTGTTTCTTTATTTTTTAATAAATATACATTTCCGGCTTCAAACCTTTAGTTTGATGGTGAAAAAGTCCCGGAATCTAAATCCAATGTTCCTCTGCCGTATTTTTCGTTGAATTCTTTAACCAATTCAAGCTCTGTTTTTTGAATATTTGCATATTCCGTATTAAATGTTTTATCTAGTTGATTTAATTTTTCCGTCTTTTGATCATGTAAAATTTGTTCTAATTTTAACTCTCCAAAGTTGGCAACTAACTTAGACATTCTTTCTCGTAACTCTTGAACTTTATTTAGTTCTTCTTCTGTAAACTTTTTTGTTTCTGACATAACTGTTCTCCTTTTTTTGTTTCCTTATATAAATATGCTTATATTAACTTAAACAACCATCCTAAACTATCCATCCTAAGGAAACTGCTGCTTTAAGTTTAAATACTACAACTATACCTGGCCAAGGTGCTACTGCTAGGCCTCCTCCTGGAGGATGAAATTTTGTATTAACTCGTCCTGATAATATATACTGTTGTATCGCTGCTGTCATAACAGCTGCCATATCACCTTCTACTTCTGCGTTAGCTGGTCCTGGTTTTCCTGCTTGTCTTCTAAAGGCCGCGTATATTCCTAGATTTAATGCTGGTGTATTTAATGACATATTTGTTCCTTTTTAATTTTATGTTTGTTTTTCATTTTCTATTTATGCGCCAGCTAAGGTTATTTTTCCATCAGATCCGGCTATGAACTGTTTAGAGTCTCTATTAGTATGCTTAATTGCTCTTTTTGTAGCAGATGAAGTCATACCTTTCCCCCAACCTGCATTGGCTCTTGCTGTCACCAAATTAGCAGTGGCTTGATCAGGAAATTGTGGATTTGAGCCTTTATATTCAGGATAAGGGTGACTTCTGGATTTCCACCTATTTTGAAGAAATGCTACAGCTGCTGGAGCTGCTACTGCTGGATCATTTAATAAATCAGGATCAGATAATATATCAACTCCTATTATTTTCGCATACTTTTCATAAGAATCTCGGAAAGTTATTTGATTAAACCCACGTCCACGGTAGTCGTATCCATCAGATGTACCTTTCCGATTTCCATATTTACCAGCATATACAAGGTTAGCTAATTTTTTATCATCTCCAGAATATTCTTCAGCTAATGCGTTATAATTAAACTTGCCTTGTCCTTTTGGTACAGTGTTTCCTGTTTTGGAAAATCTACCCCAAACTTCTGCTAATCTACCTTTGGAATAAAACATTTTTTCACTCTTCGGACATAGACTAGACTCTTTTGAGATCACTGCGAGTATTGCTATCCTTGCATATGTATTCGTAATACCAAATTTTTCCATTGCATTTTCAAGATGAACTATATTATCTGGAACAACACAAGGTCCTGTTTTATTCAAATATTTAGATTTTGAAACTTTATTTAAATCTGATTTAGTTACATCATCTGAAGTATCTCCGGAAGTTGTTCCTGTTGTTGTATGTACAGGCCCTGTTGTACTACTTTGTCCTGGTCCACTCTTATTATGTCTAGTACTACCACTACCTCCGCCTCCGCCTCCGCCACTTGATGGAGGTGGTGGATTTGTACCTACTGGTGGAGTAATAGTTATAGCTCCTGATGATACTGGTGATGTAGAACCATCTGTTTCGAAAGATGCAACTCCAATTCCTATAGGGATATAAAATGTTGCTCTAATTCCTGGCCATGGAAAAGCTGCCATACCTGAAGCTATTCCGCCCCATCCTAAAATAATCCATGCACCCTCTAAATATTCTCGTATTGCATTTGAAATATCTGATGCCAGTTCAGCTGAAACTCCTCCTTTATATGGACCTGGTTTTGCAGCCTGTTTCAAAAATGCTGTATGTATACGAGCTCGTAATAGTATTTTATTTAATGCCATGATTATTTAATTTACTTTACAGGTTTTGACATAGTTAATTGTTTATCTGCAGGAAACCATTTATTTACTAATTTCATTCTTCTTTCTTTATGACCTGAACGTTCATTTTGTCCAAATTTGTGAACATAAGCCGTTAGTATTTTTTCAGGGTCCCATTTTAATCTTCTTGCTTGTTTTTTGAATCCACCATTTCCATAACTATTAGAAACTCCAACTGCTATTGCTGCATGTCTATTTGTACTCCATCCACCTTCTGAGAATGCTGCCTTTACTGCACTTATTCTACTACCTTTACCTGCCCGTATTTGTTTTGGATTATTTTTTGGATCGTTTAGCCATTTTTTCATTCCGTTCCACCACCACTTATGAGAAGCTGATCCTGTACCATTATCATTTTTTCCTGATGGTGTTGTATTTTTATCATTTAATTTTTCCATGTATTTTGCAGATTTTCCAAATACCTTTTGTGTATCCATATACTTATATAAAGTATTTAATCCTCCTTGTGCAAAGTGGAATATTCCTACAGTACCACCATCTAACTTAGTCATATCTGTATAGTCTTTACCTGAACCTCCTACAAAAGACTTTCCTCCTTCATGTGCTACTACTCCATATATTGCATCTTCCCAAAATTTATCCCAGTCATCTGATGTACCAACAACCTCTGGATCAGGAACAACATAATCTTTATCTATAAAACTTTTTTCTTCTTTATTTCTTTCTGTTTTATTTAATTTTTTATTTTTTCTAGTAGTTCTACTACCACCGCCGCCGCCACCGCCGCCGCCGCCGCCT